TGCAGTAATCGGTATATTCGCAGTAATTGTTATTGTTAATATGCTTGGTTATGGTGGTTAATGTAGGTACAGAACAACTACCTGTATGGGTATATGTTCACCATAGGATGAAGAGATGAATAGAAAATGTGTAATAATATTCCTACTAGGAGCAGCTCTTTCTACTTCAACATACGCCTTCTTCCAGCAATGGATGAGTATGCCACAGCAGATGATGCAACAAATGATACAGCCGAAGTGTGACTGTAAAGATAACAAAAGGGAGTAACTATGACTTATAGAGAGATTATCAATTCAGTATTGCGTAGGTTAAGAGAAGATACTATTGACTCTGATTGGTCAGGTAGTTTGTATGACTCTAATACTGTAACTGATTATCAAAAGTTAATTGGTGAGCTTGTGAATGATTCAAAGAAACAAGTTGAGTCTTATCACGACTGGCAAGCTCTAAGAGAAACATTCAATATTAAAACCAGAGATGGTAATATGCAATACACTTTAGGTGATGCTACTAGAGGCGCTGGTATTTCCTTTAAAGTATTAGATGTTATTTGTCAAAATACGGGTCAAGTATTAGAACAAGTTACTAATGACTGGATTAACAATGTTACATTTCCATTATCTAGTATATCAAAAGGATTACCAACAAAATATGCTTTAAACGGTGTATCTCAAGCAGGTGTAGGTAGAGAACCTGATTTCAATATTGATTTATATCCTGTTCCAACAGGAGTGCAAACTATTTCATTTAATATTGTAGGCGCACAGAAAGAACTAAAGACGGCTGCACAGATATTAAGAACTCCATCACAACCTGTTATCTTAGGAGCTTGGGCTAAATCTATTGCTGAAAGAGGTGAAGATGGTGGTACTATCTCATCAGGTGTTGCTGCCGAAGCTAGAGACTCATTAAATATGGCTGTTCAGTTAGATGCCTCTAATATGGAGTATGAAAGAGACTGGTATGTCAATTAACAGCAAGGTCTTAAATGTAGTACCTTTAGATACTATTGGTATTAATGGTTTAGACTCTCAAACTAATCCTACCGCACTAGGCGCTACTTGGTTTACTAAGGCTGATAATATTGTATATACAGAAGGTGGTAAAGTTACCTTCCGTAAAGGTTTAAAGCAAATGTCTCTTAATGGTGGTGCTAAGATTGGCTCTATGGTAGAGCATTATAACGGTACTGTTAACAAGATATTTGGCGCTGTATCAGGAAATATATATGAGCTAGATTTAACGGATAAAGACCTTGTATTCACTAATGTGTACGCTACAGGTGGTTCAGTTTCAGACTGGCAGTTCCAGAACTTTAATAATGAATTGATAGCCTTCCAAAGTGGTTTGGATATATTACATTATGAATCAAGTAGTTGGGGCAAGATTAAAGATGACGCTTCTTATACAGCTCCTGCTGGAGTAACTACCTTCGACCCTTCTTGTGGTCTAGGTTATTACGGTAGAGTGTGGGCTGGTGGTATAACGGAAGAGAAGGATGTATTATATTATTCTGACTTACTAGACGCTCATAAATGGTCAACTGGTTCTTCTGGTGGTATCGACCTAAAGACTGTATGGGGGCATGATGAGATTGTAGCCATCCATCCGTATGCAGGAAAACTAGCTATATTTGGAAAAGAAAATATAGTTTTATATAACTTTCCTGATGAACCTACAGATATGGCTTTAGATGAAGTAATTAGAGGAATCGGTTGTATATCAAGAGACTCTATTCAAGCTATTGGTAATGATTTATATTTCTTATCTGACACAGGTGTTAAATCACTAATAAGAACAGCTGAATCTGATAAGTTACCATTAAAAGATATATCCGTTACTGTCAAAGATGAGATTATCGCCCACATTAAAGCATCTAAAAATGTTAAATCAGCTTACTATTATGCTGAAGGTTTGTATTTACTATCGTTTGTTGATAGAAATGTAACCTATGTATTCGACTTACAGTATTTAACAGCAGATAAACAAACTCCAAGAGTAACTAAGTGGACTTTTGCTGATAATAGACACCCAGCTTCATTGATATATTCAGAAGATTATGGTTTGTTAGTAGGTCAGCACACAGGTAGAGTTGCTGGCTATGAGGGTTATTACGATGTAGATTACGATGGCTCAAGTGTTTACACATCAAATCCTTATACTGGTAGTTTATCTACAGTATGGATGTCATTAAGTCCTGATTTAGAGAGAGCTTCTATATTAAAACGATTGATTATGGTTATATCTGGTGGTCAAGGAACTGATATTGGATTACGACTATATAAAGACTTTGAACTATCACCTAAATTATCACCGACATTTAAGTTAAATCCTGCTTTAAGTGGAGTACCTGCCCTTTGGGGTGTGGCTAAATATCCATCCTCAGCTTCACCTGCTGCATGGACAAGTGATAAATACGCTCCTATACATGGATTGAAAGAACACTCAGTACCTTTATCAGGTTCAGCCAAGTATTTGAGAATTGAGATGGATGGTGTAACTAAAGGGTATAAAGCTTCCCTTCAATCATTAGCTTTACTATTTAAACACGGGAAAACACGATGAGTAATTATACAATAGCAGTAGGCTGGTCTGGAAAAGACGCACTCGCTGATTCTGACGCTGGTAAAGTAATATCAGGTGCTGATTTCAATACTGAATTTACAGCAGTACGAACCGCAGTTAACTCTAAAGCAGATGTTAATGGTAGTGCAAGTGAGAACTTTGTATGTAACTTACTCACAGCAACGACAGCTACAGTTGGTGGTGAAACTGTTGTTACATTAGATACTCCACAGACATATACTAAGGCACATACAACAGCCTCAGAGACTATATCTCTATCGTCAAATCAAACAGCTAACCTATTAAATACAGAGACATTTATTATCAATGTTCAGGGTAACGGATACACTTTAGATATTTCTAACCAGACTGCTGGTGCTAAAGCAGATTTTATCATTAAGAACCAGGGTGCTTATGATGTAACATTTAGTTCTAACTTCAGCTTTAACGGTGGTAACAACCCTACAATTACTTCAGGAAACAATAAGTTTGACTTGGTTCGTTGTGTTTCTGATGGTGCTTATATGTTTTGTACGATTGACTTAGACCTAACCTAGGAGTAGTTAAATGCCTTTAACTCCATTCCAGAATGCCGATGCTATATTTGACCCTGGTCAATTCTCTAAAGAAAGCTTAATGCCTGATGGAAGTTATCAAGATACCTCGTTATCTTCACAAGGCACTGTAACGCAAAATCCTTTAGACTTTTTAACTAATTTGTTTGGAGGTAATCCTTTATCTGCAAATCAATCTTTAGGTGATAATAATTTTGGTCAAGGTGTGACTAATACAAGTGGTTATCCTAATACAAGCGCTACAGGTAGCACTGTAGATTATAGTTATGGCTCACCTGTTACAAGTACGCCAACATATAACCCTAATACTGGAACATCAAGAACATTACCAACATTTACAAATCCATTCTCTAGTGGTTCTAGCTCAGACTACCCATCGTTAAACTCATCAACAACCAGTGGTTTGTTTGGAAATTCTTTTGAGTCTGCACCTGCTTATAATGATTTCTTTGATTCAAACTCTTATGATTTAGGTTTTGGAGCTTCATTTAATCCTGGTGCGCTTAATTTTGGTAACTCATACTCTCAAGGATGGAAAGAGGGTGGAAGATTATTAGATTTAGGAAATACATCATTAGGTGGATTGGGTGCTAAAGAATTAGGACTATCTGGTTCACAATACAGAAATGCTAAACAAGGCTTAGGTATGTTAGGTCAGTTTACTGGCAATGAAGGTTTGAACAAAGGTCTTGGTCTTGCTAGTTTAACTGGTAATAGGGCTTGGGATATGGCTACTAAAGGTACTGCACTACAATATCTTAATGACCCATTATCAGCTAGAAGCATAACTGGAGGCGTAATGAATAGAGCTGGATTAGGAAACTTTATGCCAGCATTAGACTACTTGCAAGGATATAACACTAAAGGTGGTTTACTAGGTATGGGTATTAGTGCTATTCATCCTCTTGCTGGTGCAATGTTTAATATGTTCTCACCTTCTCCTGGAACTTATAACAAAGACGGCTCTTATAATTCTATTTACAACAGCTTCTACGATGGTAAAGAGGGTTCAGCTTTAGCAATGAAGTACGGAATGAAACCAGGAGAACAATACGATATTATTACGAATCAGAATCGTGATTTGTTCGACTCTTGGGAAGACGAGTTGCAATTTACTGATACTGAAGGTTATAACAAGTATATGCAAGAGAAAGCCGCTTCTATGACTGAATATGAGAAAAATAATGCTCCGTTTGGCGAAGAGGGTGATGATACTTGGTCGCCTGGTGGTGGAAGTATAATGCACGGTGGTGGTTATAATTGGAACAACTCTCAAGATGAGGCAGTAGCAGAGTCTAATAACGCAGCAACTAATTATTCATTTGACACAGACACTGGGGAGATGAATGCGTCAGCAGGAGGATATACTTGGGATGCAGATTTAGGTAGTGCAGCTGAAATGCAAGAGGAGACAGGTGTAGGAACTACTGAATGGGATTCTACTTCTGAAGACTTTAGTTGGGGTGGGGATGATGACGATGGATTATCAGGAACTTCGGACTTTGATGAAGATGATGCTGATGCTGGAGGTTGGTCTTTTGATGATAGCGCCTCAGACTCTGGTGGTGATTCTGGTGGCGGTGGTGGCTCTTATATTGCCACAGCTGCAACACAAGCATTAGGTGAAGAAGGTCTAACTATATTTGAAGAATGGAGAGATTATATGTCTTCTTGGCATCCTACATTTAAAACATCTTATGGTCGTTATAGAGTGACAGCACCTAAGATTGTTAAGGCTATTGATAATAAGAAGAACTCTACAGACATTTATAATTATATATGGGATATTCACTTAAAACCTATCTTCGATTTGATTCGAGAAGATAAAGATAGTGGTAAAGCTCTTAATGATTATAAGATAATGGTAAAAGAATTACAAAATAAGTTTTTAAAGGAGAAAGCATAATGGCTTGGTATGATGTATTTGATGAAAGCTCAGATAATTGGTATGGTGCAGATGATGACGGATGGGGCATACAAGAAGATGCTAATTTCTGGGGTGATGACAATAGTTGGAACTGGTCTGACGATTATGGTGATTCTTTAGACGCTTCTTTTGATTCAGGGGATGAGTCATGGTGGGATACTTTAGGCGACACTTATAGTGGTGGTGTTGAAGACCGATGGGATACATCTTTTGGCGGTCAAGCTAATAATTGGACAGGTATCGGTACTACTTTAGGCGGTCTATTTAGAGGTGGTCAAAGCTCAGGTCAAGGAAAAACTCCTGCGCCTTATAGTTGGGGTAAAGCTGGAAGCCTTATGGGTGGTCTATTAGGTGGCTCTGATGGTCAGGTTGGCTCTAATGACTTATGGGGCTTAGGTAGAGGTTTAGTTAGTGCATATATGGGAGACAGACAGAACAAGCGTTACAATGAAGCTATGTCTCCACTTTTTGACCTATATAAAGACCAAGCTGCTGATGTAGCACAGAGACGGGCTAATAGAGATTCTAATTTAGCTAATGAATGGGAAACAAATTTAGCATTGATGCAACCAGGAAGAGATAGACGAGACCAGAAAGCAGCCAATTTAGCACAATCACAAGGCGTAACTCAGAGTTCTTCTAATGCTTGGAATAAAGCAGAAAACGAACAAAGACGAGAAGCAACTGACTTATATACTAGACAAAAACTTGCTAATCTTTATGATACTCGCACAGGTATGTTAGGTGGTCAATTATCTGCATCAGGTCAACAATTTACTTCGCCAGATTATTTAACTAGACAAGAGAACCCTTACTTGAACTGGCTACAAACAGGAATAACTGGACGACCAGTATAGGAGATTATTATGGGAATGTTTGACCAAGAGAAACCAACTATTTATTCAGGACCTGAAGCGATTGCAGCAGGAGGTATGGATTTAAATACTCAGTTAGCGCCAGGAATTAAAAGAATGACTGGTTATGAGTCTCCTAAACACAAGGCTATGTCAATAGCAAAAACTGCGGATTTAAGTTCTATGGCTTCGATTCAAGAAACATATCAGAAGATACAGCAAATTAATCCAGAAGCAGCTTCTGCTTGGTTGAAAGATGTAATGCCTCAAGCTAAAGAAACGGGTGATAGAATGAGGGCTAAACAGACGAGTAGAGACTCGAGAGGACCTTTCCAGAAGGCTGTAGAATTTGCTGCTCAAATGGAAGGATGTAAAGTTGGTGATAAAGAGTGTATGAAGAAGGCACTGGTAACAGCTACAGATTATAAACGACTAAATCAAGAAGTAAAACGAGGCTCTAAGGGTTTAGGTGATTTAACCAAGCCTATCTTTGAAGATGGAGATAGAGCATACGCTGAAGAAGCAAAAATGGACATAATGTTAGGCTTCTTAGATAATATAACTACAGGTCCATTTACAGAAAGTCTTGTGTTACCTGTTAGGAGAATTGCTGCTTACTTTGGATGGGGTGAAGACTCTACATCAAGTATGGAAGCTTTTAATTCTAAAGCTATGACTATGGCACTAGCGTTTGTTAATGATACTAAAGGTGCTGTATCAGATAAAGAGTTTCAAGCTTTCAAAGATGCTGCTCCAGGATTACAAAGAACTAAAGGAGGAAACCGACTTCTCTTAGAAATGGCTAAAGAAGTAGCTAAATTTAGACAAAAGAAATCATTTGCTATGTCTAAATGGATTCAAGCCGAAAGAGCTGCAAATAGAATACCTTCAGATGCAGGATGGATGGCTCATTTTGAGCAATGGAAGCGAGAGCCTCTCAACAAGCTTAGAGGTCCATCTTCTATAAAATTAGAAGCTGCTTTAGGAAGGGCTACAGGAACTACGCCAGGAGCAGGTGAGACTTTAGACTTAGATGCAGCAGCAGCAGCTATCGAGGCTATGTAATGATAGCATCCAGAAAAGTAGAGGTTGACAATAGAAATGAACTAAGGGGAAACCTAGAAGATTCTATTCGTTATTATATTAAAGCAGGAGATAAAATCAATGCTAAGAGAGCATTAGACCTTTTGCGAAATGATAAACTCGTAAGAGCTTATGATGAACAGTCATATAATAAACCGTACATATCTGCTTTAAGAAAGAATTTTAAGAAAGAAACTGGTGATGCTTGGACTGGCAATGATTCCGACCTTGTCGAACAAGACTTTGAGTATTGGAATACAACAATGAACTCATTAGTAACCGCTAGACCATCAAAAGACGGTGGTGGATTAGATATGGCTGGAGCTTTACCTACACTATATAAATCAGCATCTGAAATGTCTGAAAAGGATAGAGCAGATATGTTATTAAGATTTAATGCTTTTAATGACACATCTTCTATTGGAACTGGCTCAAGACCAGGTATTGAACAATTCAAACAGATAGCCTCTGATATTCTGGCAGACCCTGTAACTTATGCTTCTTTAGGTATAGGAAAGCTGTTTGCTATTGGAACTAGACCTGCTACAGCATACGGAATCAAACAATTATTTAAACCAGGTATGGCTTTTGCTGCTGCTTCTGCATTAGAGTCAGGTAGTTTAGACTTATCAGTACAATCAATGGAATCTAATCTAGGAGGTAGAGATGTAAGCCCATTACAAACGGTTGCATCAACTACAATAGGTGGAGTAGCGCCTTGGGCTACTAAAGGTTTAGGTAAAAATGTTATAGGACCTACTTTTAGGGCAATTACACACCCTAAACAATCATTAGGCGAATTAGCGTCTAGGGGAATGAAAAAGACTGCACCTCAAGCAGCAGCACAAGGTGTTATAACTGATGCTAAGAATGCAGTTACTAAAGCAGGTGTTAATTTACCAGGTGGAATGGCTGACTTTCAGAAAACATCTAAACAGATATTAGATGATGCTGGAAAATATTGGAAATCAGAATATTTATCATACCCACTAGAAGATGTAAATTGGAAAAAGGTAAACAAAGCTTTAGCACCTTGGCGTAAGTGGTCAACTCCAGTATCAAAAAATGTACCTGATGGTAGATTGCACCCTATGAAGTTTGAATCAGCAATAGATATTGCATTAGAAAGCTTAGAGTCTGGTTTTGATGCTGCTGGTAAGGCATACACACCAGCTATGGCACTTAGAACTATTAAAAAAGCTGTTAGTAATGCTGTTAAATCAGGCTTTAAGGGAGGTGAAAAATATAGTAATGCCGATGCGGAATTATTAGAACCCATTCTAAAACAAATTAGGAAGATTGAAGATGTTGCAGCTAAGGCGTATGATTTAAAAAAATGGGGGGGTAATATCCCTGATGGTGCTGGATATCTAAGTTTAAAGAAAAATTATAGACAATGGGCTTCAATAAGAGATTCTGACTTTGGTAAAAAGTTTATTGCAGCATCAGACCCTGCTAATCCAGATAAAGCAGGTAAGCTTATTAAGTCAATGCTTCGTGGTGATTTTAACTGGTCTCAGGTAAACCAATTTGATAACCTTGTTAATAATCTTGAGAAAACAATGGGAAAGGCTGGTCATTATAAGGGAAGCCTGATGCAAAACTTTCAAAGAGCTGCGGGTTATTTCTTATTAGAGAAGAATGAGTTATCTAAATTATTAGCAACAAAAGAAGGTTTAAGAATTTTAAAGAAGCTTTATCCAAAACAAATAGCTTTCTGGGATGACATAGTAAAACTAAATAAAATAATTCCTGACACTCAAGGTGGGCAGATGGTGTCATCTAATCTAGCAACTGCTCGTATAATTGGTAATTTAGGTACTGGAGTATCAGGCTCTAAAGCAGGTGGTGATGTTGCACTTGCTACAGTAATGAACTTTGTAAACCGCCTAGCTGATAAACCATGGTTTCAACACGCTATGATTAACGCATATAAGCGTAGAGGCGGTAGATTACATACAGCAGTTCATAAGAAGCTTTATAAAGAGCTTGGAGAGGGTAGAAATTTAAAAGACCCAGACATTGTAAAAGAGATTACAAAGCAAATAAGTGACATACAAGACTATATGTGGAGTTTAGGCTCTGCAAAAACAGCTAAACTATTTGCTAGTTATGCTTATAGGAATAATCCTGATGTTAATTGGCGTTCAAAAGAATCTAAAAAACCTATCAAATACTAGGAGTAATAATGGCAAAGGACAGAAATAGTGAAGGCACAGGAAGATATTACGGTACAGCTAAAGACCCTAATCTTCAAGAAAACATTAGAAGATTTAATGAATATAAGACTGATGGTACTTTAGGAAACAAAGGTCCTATATCTTCAGGTGGAGGAACTTCTTTTGCTACTGATAGATGGAAAACATTCTTAGATAAGCTTAATGCTGCTCAAGCTAAGGAGTTCACTAAACAGACAGGTCTTAAAAAAGGTCAATCAACTAAAGACTTTGTAAAAAAACAAACAGAAGGTTCTGAATTAGATACACAGCTAGAAAATGCCGAGACTGATAGAGAGGTCATGGAGATGGGTGCTGAGTTAGATGAAGAAGATTTTATCGAACCATTATCTATTCCAATAGAATTTCCTTGGCAAGATGAGAATACTGGTAAATATTATGATGGTGGCTCAGGTAAAGAGGTTACTAAAGATGGTAAAGTAATAAAGGGCGGTGGTACTTGGACAGACACCATAGGTGGGATTCACAGTACAAAAGATAATACTAAACTAGATTTATTAAAGGAAACAAGCTCAGGACTTAGAAAAGACAAGTGGAGAACTAGCGGTGGTCAAAATGTAGATAGTAGGGCGGAAAGAGTTGCTACTATTAAAGATAAATATCAGAAAGCTGATGCAGAACAGTTACAAGCTAAAGCTAAAGCTATGAAACAAGATATTCAGCTTGGTGATATGAAAGAGCGTCTATCAGACATTCTAACAACCTACGATGCTGAAGAAAAGTTAATTCAACAACAAGATAAGAAGCGTGAAGAAGCAGAAAAACTAGCTAAAGAAAAAGCTGATTTAGATAAAGAGCTAGAAAAGAAAATTGATGACGCAGACGATGAACAGCAGATGATGGAAGCAGACGCTGACTTCAACACGCTTGATGATGTATTTGATGACGCTGAGTTAGATGTTAAACTTTCAGAAGCATCCAAATCACAAGCAAATATGGAGGTTGAGTCTGATAAGCGTAACAATCCTATGTCTACACTTACTGATAAAGAGAAAGGTGACTTTGAGTTTAAGACTTTAGAGCCTAAAGACAAGTCAGGAACAGCAGGTATATCAATCATTATTGCAGAAACAGGTTTAGATGCTAAGAAAGCAACTGAACTATTTGGTAAGCTTAAAAATTTATGTGGAGGTAAGTAATGGGATGGTTCAGTGGATTATTTAATGATGAGCCTGAGAAGTCTCCTCTTGATAAGTGGTTAGATACACGACCAAGAGATACAGTTTCAATGCAGTTGTGGAGAAGATATAAGCATTCTGAGAAAGCTAAAAAGCCTTTTTATTCTAAACAAGAACTTATGAAAGATATAAAGAGATTGAAGAGTGGTAAATTTAGTGAGATACCTTGGATGTAATATGGGATTATTTTCTAAATTTGACAGCTATCCACCCGATTACTTTGGCGAACCCAATGAAAGTTTCATTAGGGGGTTATTCAGTGATGAACCTGTGTACTCCCAACCTGTACTGTTCGGTAGAGATTCAGGCTTTATAGGTGGTTGGTCGCCTGATTATCCTAAGTACAGGAACTATGAGGATTATTTCTCGAAGAACTTCCCGTATCCTGAGAAAGAAAACTATACATCTCCTATTCATCCCGATGGTTTTGATGAAAAAGCTTATGATGAAGCTATGCACGAATATTACAGTAACTTACCAATGTACTAAACTAAGTTTTAAATTATAGGTGTTCTTAACTTTCCAAGCAATTCATAACTAAGTTCAGCATTTAAAGCCATACTCTTAATCATAGATGAACGAGATAGTCCATAGCGTCTAGCTTTAGCGTCTAAAAACTCTAAGTCCTTTTCATCAATTTTGATATTTATTTGATGTACTTTGTTTTTTTGTTTCATATTAGTGTTTGTTAATATTAGTGTTTGATATAATTATACACGGTGTTACATAGGTATATACTGCAAAATAATACTATACACAACATCAGTTATGGTATATTGATTTTGCGTGTGGGTAGTAACTACTTTCCTCAAAAGAGTTAAAAAAATCTCCTATTAGATGCTTTTCATAGACTATTCACACAACTATCATCTTGTTTTTAAAACAAATCCATCTATATTGTCCATGCCTTGAGCCTTATACTGCTCTTTTAGTTCTTTCTCTTTTCTTTTTAAACAACGCTCTAGGTAATGTTTATAAGCACCATCATAACTCATGCCTGTCCTAGCAACTCTGTCAGCATAATCTTCAGCGAGTTTCTCGCATAACTCCTTCTTTGTCATTTGTTTCCTCTAGTTTTGTTATTGTTACTTCAGCCCGTGGCGTATTAGACCAATACATTCTCGCTCTAAGCATCACCACTTGTCTGTCATCTTCGTAATATACGCCATTAAGAGAATCTAGGATTGCTTTGCAATAGTTATCAATGTCAGCATTGTTGTCGCAATATTGACCTTGTTTGGATAATTTCTTTTTCTTTGACCAAGACTTCGGGATTTGAATAAAGAAGTCTAATTGGGCGTATATGTTGCCCTCAAACGGTGTGAACAATGTATTGGCGGTTGCCATCTCCATGTCTTCACGATATTTTGTGTATTTCTTAGGAAAAAAGGTTGACCATCTTGTTACTCTAGGTCTTGATGCAGGAACGGGTGCTACATAGAAGACCGCCTTCATGCGTGTGTTTCGTCTTCGCCTAAATCCACCTCGTTGTTAAGGTACATTAGGTCTTGTAAGGCTAGTTCTAACCTACCCCGAACCCATTGCTCTCTATCTGTTTTAGGATATTCTAATGTTGTTTGTATTTCACCTAAGAAACCTACAATACACTCTAGTTTTTCTTTACATAATTCAGGACTGTGGTACTTTCCTTGCATCTTTCTCCCCCATAGCTAACTTATAATCATCCCCATAAGGCAGAACTATATCATATTCAGAAATAAAAAAATCAATATCGTGCAAATAGTCGGTAAATTCACCCGTTTTTAAACCTCTAGTTGACTTTACAGTAGATATTACATCACCTTTCTTGGTAGTTATCTCTATACGCCCTAAAAACTTATCAGCTAGTATCAAGTGTGTTTCATCCTTACTATATCCTAATTCTTTGCCTAATATATCAACCCATTTCCAGTACAGACGATTTTGAGCGTCTGAGCGTGATGGTTTATATCGGCTTATAGATATACTTGCTTGTGTAGTATCAGGGTTCTCTTTAAAGAATTGTTGAACTAGCGTCTTAAAAGCCATTTCTTTAGGTTGGTCTTTGAATATAAGTTTATTCATTTCATAACCCCCTTTCCATCCCAAGTGTTTTTATGACCACCACCTGAAGTTTTGAACTTTGTAGGGCTTAAAATTCGGTCAGAAGATTTGCCACATTTAGGGCAATCAGCAGGTTCTTTGTACTCTGACATAGGTCGTGTATTGGAAAAAGATTTATTACATTTACTACATTTATATTCGTATATCATAATATTATTACTCCTTTATCTAATAACATTTTTTGCGTTCTAACCATTGCTCTTAGTTGTTCTAGTTCTAACCACTCTCGCTCATAATCAGTTGGTTTCCTGCCATCAATAATATCATGGCAACTATGACAAGCATACATACCGAATAAGTCGTTTTCCTTACGCCCCATACCTCCTGAGTTTAAATGAGCGAATACCGTTGTGTGATTTTGACCACCTGCTACACAACCCTCAAGTCTTAACATACAAGGCTTACCTCTTGCTGATTTAGTTATCTTACTCATGCTACCACCTCATAGCCATAGGCTCGTTATTAGGGTTATATTGTAATGACATTGAATCATCATCAGTCCATTGTAGAGATTCTGTTTCATACCAAAATCCCCAAGAACCTGTAAATTCACCATTTCGTTGTTTAGCAATTCTCATAAAACCATCAGGGTCTCTAAAATCAACTGCTGACCCCTCATCTTTCTCTTTTTGTTTTTCTTCATTCAGGTGAATAATGATTATGTTGAAAGCTAGGTTAGAGATAGTTGAACTTCCTGCAATATCAAACTTGTTGGGGAAATAATTCTTCATTCCCACAGGTGCTTTACGACAATGAGTAACAAGGTGTATGTGTATGTTGTGTTGTTTTGCTTTAGTCGTTAATCTACCAACAAAGTTCTTTTGACTCTCGTTATCGTCTTGATTAACACCACACATCATTAATGAATCAATCATTATGTGCTTAACGCCTTTCTGTTCAGCAGACCAATCAATCATAG